TAGATGCCGAAGGGGAAGCATACGACGGTGACCCAGCAAGTCTAAAGAAGGGACCAGGAGTTACATTCATTGCTTCAATGGAAGTAGAAAAGAAGGATGATGAAAGCGCCATCCTAGAAGTCGTTCAATATAACGATTACCTATGCTCAGATGCTAGAAACGAATCAGAAGTAGAATGGCGTGGCCGTAGGGCGTTCTTAACTCGTGCGCAAGCTGAGAACCTATTCGGTGCTGAGGTAGCTGATGGCCTTAGCTATGATTCGTTCCCAGAAGCTATAAAGAAAGATTTTAACCGTGACCGTGAAAAATACGAAGGCAAAGCTGAGCTTTACGAAATCTGGTGTGAAGAAGCAGAGCAAGTATTTTGGATTCAAACCACTGGTGATAAAGCTCTAATCCATAAGTCAGAACCACCCATCGACTTTGAGAAGTTTTATCCATGCTCGGTTATCGCTCAAAGCCAAGACCCAGACTCCGTTATTCCCGTTTCAGACTATAGCCACTGTAAGGACCAGATCCTTGAAATTGAGCGTCTCACCACCCGTATTCACGCTGTAACCCAAGCAATCAGAACTAATGCCGCTTATGATTCGGCTATAGGCAGTCAGATTGAACAGCTTATGATTGGCGACCTAAAGATGGTGCCAACTATTAACTGGCCGTCATACAAGAGCCGTGGCGGTCTCGCTAACTCTATTGAGTTCATGCCTATAGAGCCATTCGTTAATGCTCTTCAAACTTTACAGGCCGCAAGACAGACAGCATTACAACAGTTGTATGAAACACTAAAAGTATCTGACCTACTTCGAGGCACAAGCCAAGAATACAAGACGGCTACAGCTAATAGACTGGAAAGCCAGTGGTCTTCACTTGGCCTCATTGTTCGACAGAACATGTTCACCAAGTTTATCTCTGATTCTATTGCTAACCTCGGCCAAATCATCGCTTCCCAGTTTGACCAGAAGCGCATCATGAATACTGGCGATTCAGTACAAGTATTGTACCCACTATTGCCGCCTCCACCACCACCGCCACCTCCGATGGATCCCAACATGCCACCGGAGATGCAGCCACCGCCTCCTCCTCCACCGCCAGATCCAATGATGCTGATTCAGGCAATGGAACAGCAGTTGATGGAATTTTATAGAAATGAAGATGAGTTCTGCTATCGTATACAAATAGCTTCCGACTCAATGGTTGCTATTGATCAGGCTCAAGACCAAGCCGAAGGCGCTCAGTTAATGGGCACATGCGGCGAGTTCTTTAACCAAATGAAGTCGTTAATAGAGCAGTACCCACCGCTGTTAGAGTTCAGTATCAATCTCTTCCAGAACGTGATCAAACGTTACAAAGGAGGCAAAGAGCTAGATGGAATTTTTACAAAAGCCCTTGGACAGATTGGAGAGATTGCAAAAGCTAAAGAGGAAGCAGCGAAACAACCGCCGCCCCCTGATCCGATTGTTCAGGAAATGCAAGGACGTATGCAAATCGCTCAACTTGAAGCTCAAGCTCGTATTCAAGCAACGCAAATGCAAGTGCAAGACTCCCACGAAAAGAACTTGCTCGCTTTCCAAGAAACACAAATGAAAGTGCAACGAGATAACCTCGATGCGCAATTAAAGATGCAGAAGCAGCAGTTTGACGAATACGTGGCACAGCAGAACCTAAACATTGCACAGCAAGAGGCACAGATTAAAGCTAATGCTGTTCAGGTGGATATGATGAAGGTTGAATCACAAGCTCAGTCTTCTGCTGATAAACACGCTATACAGCAAGAAACAAACCGCATGGGTCAGTTGCTTGAGTTGCAGAAACTTGAGCTAGAGAACATGCGGGTACGTCTAGCTGAGTCTGAGAAGTTAATGGAAGAGAGACGGCTTGCCTCAGAGCAACAGCTTGAGCGCATCCGTATGAGCATGGAAAACGCAAGCAGAACACCACAAATCATCGGGGCTGGCGGTCTAACAGGCCGTAAGAAGTCAGGAAAGATAATTACCGATGAAAATGGAAATCCAACTGCTATCGAGATAACTGAACAGCCAGAAGTAAAGGTTCAGAAAATTACGCTAGACGCTGAAGGAAATCCATCTGGTATTGAATTGAGCTAGGACAAACTATGAATCTTGAACCACTAATACAAGAATTAAAGAAACCAGAATATGAAGGTAAGACGGACGAAGAGTGCGTTGCCCTTGTAGTGGCAAAGACGGTTGTTGTACGAAGGCCCGTTCCAATCAATATATTAAAGCGTGGCATGATTGGCGCTGGCATATACGGTGATATTAAGATTACCGCATCAGATGAACTATCGCCGCCGACTGTAAGAAAAGCTGCTATCAATGCACTGGGATTGATAGAGACCTACGAAGGTGCATCTATTGATTTAGACAGCGACCTGGTCAGAACAGTCCTTGATGGATTAGTAAGTACTGGCTTTACCACCCAAGAAGCTGTTGATGAATTGCTTAACCAAGTAAATCACACAATACCTTGGATTCAGTCTGTCGGGCTGGATAAACTTGGAATTGGATTTGTTGCTCTAGCTAGACAAGGATAACCATGGCCGATATTCGATTAGCATACGATACTTCCTTTAACTCAACGATTACGCTTGCCAGTCTGGCCTATGACAGCAACCTGCTACAAGGCAGAGAGTCAGCGGTTATTACTAACTCAAATGGTTATTTAGACTATTTAATCTCTGGCAAAATTACTAATGGAACTAGCCCTGGAGCAGGCACTATTGAGGTGTGGGCGGTTGGCTCGATTGATGGAACTACTTGGCCCGACGTGTTTGACGGGACCGACAGCGCAGAGACAGTCAGCTCTAGGAGCGTAAAAAACGAGGTCTGCAAATTGGTTTCATCGATTGCAAATTACAACATTTCAAACTACGCACAATACTTTGGTCCTGTTTCCCTTGCCTCTATATTCGGGGGAACTCTTCCCAAAGCGTTTGTAATTTTTGTAATAAACGGCTCTGGTGTGGCGTTAAATGCTACTGCAAGTAATCATCAAATTAGACTCACTCCCGTATATGAAACGGTGGGATAATGCGGCGAAGGCCATACATCAATTTAATGAATGGCTTGATTGGCGCCTGGTGTCCTTCTTTGGGCGCTACTGGCACAATTGCGCTTGATCGCACTAAGTACCATCGGGATTTAACTCTTGCAACCTACGAATTTGGACAAGGCTATGGTGGTAGTGGCAGCGGCATGGCATTTGATTTTCAGCCTGGTTTTGGTGGCGCCTACACTTATGATATAAGCAGAGTTCCATCCTACAGTACAGGTCAATTTATTACCGTCAGCGGCTGGCATAGTCCTCGAAGTTTAGGTGCAGATGAATACTACTGGAACAATGCAATTTTTGAAATTGCTACAGATAACGTAGAGTATGGTCAGCGACTTATTCTGCAAGCAAGTTATGATCCTAATGAGCACATCACCTATGTGTTTACCGACGGTGTTTTTGCCGAAAACAACCTTTATATCCTAGGAGCGCCAACCTTAAACCAGTGGTATCATTATTGTTTCGTTATAACTGGCCAAGAATTCCAATTTTACCTTAATGGAAATCTGAATCAGTACGGAACATTTGCTTTTGACTACCTACTTGATCCCGCATATTTTTTAAATGTTGGCTATCGTGATGGTTGGGATAATTATGATGGTCACATTGACGATGTTCGCCTCTATAATCGAGCACTCACCGGCGCCGAAGTAAAAGCACTTGCCAGTCGTCGGGGCATCGGCCTTGAGCAGCAAAGATGGCGTAGGCGGCTTCGCTTACCTGATTTATCTGACCTATTAGATCGTGACTTAAAGCGCAAACAGAACGCACTGAGTCAAAAAGAAGAAGAGCAGATTGCGGCTCAACTGTTGCAAGAACGGCAACTAAAAACTAAGTCTACCAATAAAATTAAAAAAGCGGTTGATTGGAAGAATCTCATTCTTGAGAAGATCAATGGCGTTCAAACCACTGAAGAATTAAACGCTATTTCAACTACAACGGAGTCTGTTGAGATAACGGCAGCCGTCTTAGCTGAGATAGAACAAAATAAAGAACTAAAACGTATTGAGCTAGAACTGGCTCAAAAAGAAGCCGAGTTAAAAGCATTAGAGCTAACTAAGGCGATTGAAGAGAACGAAAAGGCTATTGCGCTTAGGCTAAAAGAACAGGAGCATCAGCTTCAGATACTTAAAGGATTACAGGACCAAGTATTTGAAAGACTCAGATTGGCCGAAGCCGCTGCCTTAGAGGAAGAAAGGAAAGCAGCTTACGAAGCGCAAATAGCGGAGCAAAGATACCTAGAGTTTAAGCAAAAACGTGATAATAGAATCAAACGATTAAAAGCGTTAATGTGGCTGGCTAAATTGGATATATGAGCGAAAAACATAAGTTGTTCCAGTGGTGTCCCGTTCAAGAAAAAGTGGTTCCAGTTGAAGAAGTAATGGTTCGAGTTCATGCAAATGCGTCTCACATGTTTATTCATGACGAGATGCCACCGACTCGCAACCCGTTGAATCCTAAAGAGATTTATACAAGTAAAAGTAAGTTACGAGCAGCCTACAAAGCTGCGGGTGCAGTAGAAGTTGGAGATGCTTACGACAAGGGATATACGCCCGATAGCGAGCGAAATGTCTCAGAACGTCAAGTAATGGCTAAAATAATGAATAACTTGAGGGAGCGAATAAATGGATAATGACATGGAAACAGTAGAGTCAACCGAGATTACGGTAGAGAAAACCGCCCCTGAGCGCATGAGCATCCGAGATGCCCTACAGCAACATATTGCAGATTCGGATGATACCGATGAATCCCAGGAACAAATCGAAACCAACAATGAAGCAGAGCCCGAACAGCAGCAAGCTGTACAGCAGGTTGAACAGCAAATCCAAGCTGTAGAAAAACCTGCTCTCTTGCCACCCGCAGATATGCGTAAAGATGAGAAAGACGCTTTCCTCAATCCAACGCCTGAAAATGCTCATATCCTCCAAGGGTATTTAAATAGGCGAGCCTATGAAACTAGAGCAGATTATAGCCGGAAAATGGCCGAGGTTGAAGACCTTAGAAAGAATACTGCAAGTGTTTACGATACGTTAAAACAGTACGAGAACGACTACGCCAAACAGGGTGTAAGCATTGGTGATATAGCCAAGCGAAGTATCGCCTGGGACCAGTCAATGAGGACTAACCCTGTTGAGACAGCGTTAGATTGGCTTCAGTCGTATGGCCTTTCACCAGCAGACCTATACCAACAGGCTCAGGATGGACAGCAAGAGGTTCAGCCACAATACCAGCAGCAGAACTATCTGACTCGTGAAGAAGCAGAAAGAATTGCGGATGAGCGGCTTCAAACCGCTATGCAACAACAAGAACAAAAAGCAGTTGAGTATTACAACCAACGGGTTGTACAATCCTTTATGAACAGCAAGCCAGTGTTCAGGGATCCAGAAACAGCTTCGCAAATCGAAGCTGATATGGCCCCAGTAGTTCAGGCTCTCACAGGAACAGGTCGCTATAGCTCCCCTGAAGAAATCCTAGAGACAGCCTACAACTACGTAATAAATGGCAATCCGGCTTATTCCAGTCTCGTTTCTAAGATGACTGCTAAACCGGCGATACAAGAACAAAAAGCAGCGGTCCAAAAGGCTAGAGCTGCATCTCGGTCAATATCTGGCTCCGCCGGTAGCGGGACTCCCAGGATAGAAACCAAAGACTTGCGGGATAATTTGCGGCGTCGCCTATTAGGCGGCGAATAAGCTGCCGGTTATCCTGCTAACCAATTAAAAAAGTAGGATAACTAAAATGCCAAACTTAGAGGAAGCAGTAGTAGCGACCTTGTTTGACCAATCAGATGCGATTGCCGACGAAATTCTTCGTCATAATCCGCTTCTTGCTGCATTGGATGAGCAGGGTCTTATTCGTAAATTTTCTGGTGGATATGAACTCCGTAAGCCAGTCATGTACAATGACTTGGCCGTAGGTGGATTCTACGCTGGATATTCAGCTTTTAACCTTGATGCAATCGATGATGCTACGGCATTTCGATTCGCTATCAAGCAGGTATATGAGCCTGTAGCAATCTCAGGACGTGACCGACGGGCTAACCGTGACCAGGCCATGCTTCTTGATCTTGCTGAAATGAAGATGAAAGCATCCATAGCTCGACTCAAGAATACCGTAGACGCATCTCTTCGAGGTGATGGAACGGGTTCTGGAGGACTTGAGTTTGATGGTATCAAGAAGGCGGTTTCAACATCACCTTCATCTGGTACCTATGGAACGATTGACCGAACCAGCAATTCATTTGCTCGTAACTTGGCTGTCAATAAGACACTTTCTGCTGCAAACGTGCAGGAGGAAATTACTGATGCAATCAGCCAGATTACCAGAGGGAATGAGGCCCCTGATCTTGGTTTGATGGATCGTACTGCTTGGAAGTTCCTTCATAGCTCACTGACCGCAATTCAGCGTATTCAGCTTCCTGTAAAGAAAGCAACTGCTGGATTCCGTACTTTGAGTTACGACGGATGCGACTTCGTGTTTGACGGTGGATATAACTCCGCTGTTCTTGAGACGAATAGCTGCCGACTTCTGAACACTAAGTATTGGTCCTTTGATATGGTTCGAGGAGCTGACTTCAAGCCGCTTGCTCCAGAGATGGCACGTCCTGTTGACCAGGATGCGTTCTTCACTGTGATCATAGTAGAGGGTAACCTCTGCTGCGCTGCACCTGCTCTTCAGGCTGTAATTTACGCTTAATAGAGGAGGTAACAGACTATGTCAGGTTCAGGATCATTTGGAGTTAATTACAAGAAGGTTTGGGATGGTGTTTCGTCCCCTCTTCCTGCCAAGGTTGGCGATGTTGGTCACTCGAACGAAGGAACATTCATCTTCGTAAAAGCTGCTGAAGCTCTTACGCAGTATGACTTTGTTTCTGTAAAGGATGACTTTACAGCCGTGCAAATGGACAACACCGAAGCGGCAGTTAAGTGCCGTAATTTTGGTGCTGCTCAGGTTGCTGCAAGCACTAACGAATACCTTTGGGTATGGGTTGGTGGCGTTGCTGGCGGTGGAACTGGAAAAGGAATCAAGGGACGATTGATCAACTACACTGCGAAGAATTCAGTATATACGACTGCTACAGGCGGCGTATGTGACGATGCTTCTGGTGGATCGTTCGTACTTCTTCCTGGCGTTATTGCACTGACAACTGTAGGCGCTACCGCAGCAGCGGCAGAGCTTCAGTCAGTTCGTTTGCTTTCGGTTGACTAATTATAAGGGGGGGAGCAATCCCCCCTTTTTTGAGGAAGATATATGGCAAATGCAACAACTCTTATGGGACTTGGTATGCCAGCGGAGCTTGCTGCGGCAAGTTCAGATGGCGTGTTTCCTGGCACTGTAACTCCTGCCGGACAGGTAGTAGCGACAGCGGCTGGAATTCGCACCAAACAAGCAATCAACAACGTTAACGACACCACCCCAACAGCAGCAGAGCTTACGACTTCGTTTGGAACTCCTGCCTCTGTAGGAAGTGGATTTGTCGGTGTTGTGAAAGATGCCGATGCTGATACTAACTGCTTTGTAGTGGTATCAAACGGAACTTCATACTTTTATCTGAAGTTCACTAAGGCTTCGTAAGCTAACGGGGGGAGCAATCCCCCCAACTTTTTAGGTGATTTATGACAA